ACGACAAAACTTCTTGTGAAATGGTTTCCAAGAAACTGTCGTTGAAAATGGAGATTAATCAGTCCATATTTCAGGCATGTATAGAGAATGATATTCAATTGTGTGAGCGTTCATTATGTATTGTGGGGTTCAATTGTTTGGGTATGGGTCAAACACTTATGAATGAACAATTGGGTTCTTTCACTAGTGCTATTATTGGACGACCCAACATTACCAACGATGAAATGTATCAATTATATGGACGATTGACTGGTCGTATGCGTAATTGGGGTTCACAATATAGTCAAACAGTAATATATTGTAATAAAGAATCCGCCAATATTGTCCGTGAAATGGAAAAATGTTCTCTTAATGCTCGCGAAAAACAGGGCTGTGCGAATTTCACATACAATGACTATATTGAACCCATACAAGACTCGGATATATTGAGATTATTCAACAATCAGCAAATTCGAGAACTGGCTTCACAACGGAGGAAAAACAAAGACATTTCAGAAGAAGATAAAGGATTTGCCTTGTTTGATACACAACAAGAAGCAATTGATTATGCTTTAAGTGAATTCGAAAAATCCTTTAGAAAGAGGAAATCCAATGAAGCACCGAAACACTTACAGCGTAAAGGTAAAAATAGGACAAAAGATGAACTTGTCGGAAAAATGTGCGGGATTAGTTCTCAAACACCCATTATTATGACGGTTACCGATGAATATAAATGGATTGTATATTGGCAAAAATCGTTGATGAATGTAGAGTAGGTCGTAGCTAGATTTGTAGGTATTTTTTTCACTTAGCTTTCATACAGAAATTTACGCAAACTCTGGTAATAGTAATAGCGATGCCCACATATAATATCATAATTATCGAAAAGGCCAAACAAAAACATCCTACATATATAAATATTATTGGGTCCATTTGATATATTATATTGTATTTTTCTATGTTTTTTTGACGAATGAAATTTATCCATCAATTAAGTTTCATCTTTCAAATTTTAATGTTTAAACAACATATAAATAAACAAAAACTAGATAAACATACATATAAACCTTTATATAAATAAATTCTTTCGTGATATATTTCATTCAAAAAACATATACACTCTATTAAATATGAATATCCTGCTATTTTTTTATCATAAATACGCATAACACCATAACTTAATATCCAATATCCCATATATTCAATATTTGTTTTTGAGTTCACTTTTATCATATCTTTATGAAGTCGATTTAATATCGGTAGTTGATAGTTCAAAGGTAGTATGAACATTACACCACATACTATATCATAAACACCATTCAATATTATTATGTTTTTGACATTCATAAAGTGGTTATTACTAATAATTATATATTCTTTTTAGTATATATAATTTACATTTATAAGAAATTAACTAATAAATCACAAAAGTCACATAAAAATCTTCCAAATTACACCGATGTTATAACTACAATAATATTTGATTCAAATTTTTGAATATATATTTCTAGGTTCTCAACAGGTTCTCGAATGTGTAAAAAATATTTCAATGAAAAAATAGAAAATAAAAACTGTTGAAAATATTTTGTAGTTTTTATACACAAAATATTTTTGAGGGATTCGAGAACCTGTTGAGAACCTTACATCAAAATGTATAAATAATCGATGCAGTTTTGTTTGATATATCCTTGTGATATATAAAAATGGATATCATATCTACTAAGAAATTATCAAAGAAGCAGACAGAAGTGGACAACGTATTCTGTCCGGACATAAGTGGATGTTCTATGTGGGTTAAGCGTGATGCCATTAGCAGTAATAATATATTGAATTGGGGCAACAACGGAAATGCTCGACACGGTATTTATTTCGGTGATAATAGATATATTTGGGAGAAGCAGGTTACAAATGGAAAAATTAGTGCTTTGAGAACTATTGGATATTCCAATAACGAATTGTATGGTGCTTCCAGACCAATTCGCCAAGACATTCATAAATATCATAAAGGAATGGGGTGTGTTGTTTGTGGGAGTAATTCAGATTTAGTTACTGATCATAAAGATGATACATACAGTGATCCACGCGTATTGGATGCGTCTACACAAACTATTGATGATTTTCAGTGCTTATGTAATCATTGTAACTTGCAGAAACGACAAGTATGTAAAAAAACAAAAGAATTAGGCAAGCGTATTGGTGCTACTACTATAAAATCATTGGAAATATTTGGAATTGATTTCATAGAGGGCGATGAAACCTTAGATATGAACGCACACGACCCTATGAAAGGAACGTATTGGCACGACCCAGTTCAATTTATGAAAATAATAAAAGAAAGGTTATCAAATACAAACACACAAAACTAATACACATTATATCAATTCAATAACCTTATCATAATAATCTTTAGATATTTCGCATCCTTTGAATTTACGATTTGTCTCTTTACAGGCTAATGCCGTGGTTCCAGCTCCCAAAAATGTATCTAATACAGTATCTCCTTCATTACTGTGTTTTTTAATAAGGTCAATGAATAATGGGAGACTTTTTTGTGTAGGATGAAACCGATTTTTTCCACCTTGAAGCGGATGCATATAAATTCCATTATCGTATTTACTATTGAATGTAGGTTTTGTTCCTTTTATTGCGACTAACGCTATTTCTCTACAGTTAGTCAAATAATTCACACCAGAATTTAATGGCTGTGGATTCGTTTTTATCCATTCAATAAATCTAATTTGTTTGAACTTGTTTGTTTCTAGTATATCTTTCAATTGCGAAATTTTCCATATATCGAAAAACACAATCATAGTGCCCCCTTTACGTAACTTCTGATAATATAATTTTATAAAGTTATTAAGTTGGTCCAATGTAAACTGTGAGTCCCATTCACCATAGTCTGTTTGAACACAATACTTCGTGCCGTATATAGTCCCGTATTTTAAATACTTTTCTTTCTTATCGTCGTTGAGAATTCCATTTTTATTTTTATATTCTTCCCATTCTTCTTCGGTTTTCACTTGAGTTACACCATTTTCAATATTCTGTTGGACACTATTAAACAAAGTATTCATACCAGTTTCACGAGATATGATATAAGGTGGGTCTGTCAAAACTAAATCAATTGAATCATCGGGAACTTGTTTCAAATACTCTAAACCACAAATATTTTGAATATCCATTTGAAATATGATAATATATGTATTCATTATTTATAATCAATTTTTTATACTTTTTGGTTCTCAAACATATACTTAGGTTCTCGAATGTGTAAAAAATTTTTCAATTGAAATAAACAGAAAATAAATCTATTGAAAATATTTTGTAGTTTTTATACACAAAATATTTTTGAGTGATTCGAGAACCTGTTGAGAACCTTACACCAAAATGTATAAATAATCGATGCAGATTTGTTTGATATATCCTTGTGATATATAAAAATGGAAGAAATCAACAATAGAATTCAACGTGAGATTTGTCGTAATACAATACAAGAATTAAGCGATGAAAACTTATTAGATAAATACCAAACGTGCGAGTCAATGAAAAATCAAATAATAAAACTAGAAAACATATTAGATAAATATACCGATGAATCCATAAAACATACAATTATCAATGAATATATGTTGCACTTGATACCGGCTGGAACAAAAGGAGTAATACGAGGTAATCGTTTCAATAAAATTGTAGAAGAATATATTAATAATATTCATTTAGACTCTCAAAGGTTCGAGATAAAATTTGAAAGTAAACACAATAATTATTCTACAACAGAAATACCAGATTGGTATATTTTAGATAAATATACCAATAGAATATTGATAGGCATGAATCAACTTGATTTATGGAATGGAGGCCAACAACTTAATCGAGGTTTCAAATATTTGAATTCCGAGATAACAGAAAACAAAAAAATATTATGTGTGGTATGTAATGAAATCGTAATAAAAAGTGAAAAAAATAAAACATATAAATTGTTTGAACTGGGATTCAAAAACGACAGTTTATGTTATTTGAATAACTTACATAATATTATATCAGCGTATTTCCAACAAAGGATTAAACTTTGATATTAATTCTTGTTTGGATATTGACTTTGGTCCCACAGTATTATTAAAGTCATAATTTATACAAGACAATGTTTCAATATTTTCTTCAACGGATTTATTATTTGTAAATTTAATGAAATAATGCGATTGTATACTTTTTTCTTCTATATTTCTGAAGTGTATTGTCCCCGCATTTACGCCTACACGTCGAAACGCAATATCGGGTTCATCGTTTATTCCTACAAACTTGTAATGATTAGGTTCTAGTTTTTCCGTGACTTGTCGTTCAAAATCTTTTCTTATCCATATTTGAAACACACACGGAACATTGTGTTCTTCACCATTCACCAAGAATGAGTTTTCAGGTAAATCCGACTCATGAACTAAATGAAAGCAAAGTGGGAATGTTTTTTGTAAGCTTTCTTTCTTGAAACTCTTCGGTAGTATAAACGATATTGTTGAACAAAACTCGCAAGACTTTTTTATGAATTTTATAGCCATAGAACTTTGTCTACCAAACGGTGGATTCCCTATCACATGGATTTTATTATAATGAATGTCGTCTCTCACACTATATGATAAATAATCTTGTTTCCTAATTTTATCATTTTCTGGTTCTAAATCCAAAAATTCGCAATTAGTTGTAATCGATTGCATGCTTTCAATGAATGCTCCGTTCCCCGCAGATGGCTCAATAATGAGATCATTTTTATCAATCAAAATCGTATCGTGTATTATTCTCATACACATTGATACCACCTCAGAACAAGTATAATATTTATCTATTGTATTTCTTCTGAGACCTGTTGTATTTTTCAGCATAGACATTGTTGATACTTTATAACTACAATAATATTTGATTCAATTTTTTGAATATATATTTCTAGGTTCTCAACAGGTTCTCGAATCCCTCAAAAATATTTCAGTGAAAAAATAGAAAATAAAATCTGTGTAAAATATTTTGTAGTTTTTATACACAAAATATTTTTGAGGGATTCGAGAACCTATTGAGAACCTTACACTAAAAAATCCACAATTAATGGATAATGATCCGAATTATATGTATTACAGTATTCTTTGTATGAATGAAACATAGATACATTTTGTATGTTTTTGAAGAAATACTCAGACACCAATATATGGTCTATTTGTGAAAATTCGTTGTCACTTGATTGACAGTCACTGTTTTTGTCATACCAATCACTATATCGTTCGGATTGTTCTAGGTTCTCGGCAACACTATACAATTGATATTTATCCTTGTATGTTCCAAAATCACCTTTTAAAATCTCCAACACTTTCGATGTGGGATTATTATTGTTCTTGTCGAGAACCATCCCATCGTAATCATTGAAATCTCCCACAACAATAACTTCATAGTTCATTGATAGATAATAGGCAATCATTTCTTGTATGACTAATGCCTGTGCTTCTCGTTTGGCACACCTTGTAGGTTCAGTCGGTTGGGCTAACAAATGAATGCCTAACATCACAAATGCTATATCATTTACAAGAAATTCAGTAATATAATGTTTGCTTACACCGGTTGTCTTGGGTTCTCCAGTGTATCCACATGTGCTACCTTCAATGGGATATGTTTTCCTATTTTCGGTTCTGTATAGAGGTATGAGTGGGTCGATTCTAGAAATCATTCCTACATTTTGACCGGTGCTTGTGTCAGTTCCTTTAATCAAATACCCTTCAAAAGAATCGTCTAAATTATCTCGTAACAGATTGATTTCATCACAGCCTTCTATTTCTGCGAAATTCATAATATCCGGATTGATGGATTTTATATTGTTTGATATTGTAGATAAATGTGTTTGGGCTTCACTATCGTTTTTCCAAGTGCAGCCCGAACCGGGACAATCCGATGAAGAACAATAATCGATAAACAACCATTCTACGTTGTATTGAGCAACTCGCAACAATTGCTTGTTTGTTCTTCTATCAGAAGCGGGAATCATCGGAACAGGACACTCTGTTTCTCCTAAAACAGTTTGTATGAAATGAAAACAAAATATTCCTACAAAACCCAATATCCCTAAATTCATCGTTCTATATATTGATGGATCATTCCTAAATATTACAAAATTTGAAATTCTGGATTTTTCATAAAGATTGTTTAAAAAGAATGATATTCCTAAATATTCTGTCTACCAGAAATTTTCATTTTTGTATTATTTTTTTGAATAGAAATTTTTTTAAATCCTCGTATCTCTCTCTGGGTTTCTGAGTCTCAAAAAAACGTGTTTTGAGACCAAAAACTAGACAAAAACTAGACAAAAACTAGACAAAAACTAGATTTTTTTTTAGAAATATACATTTTTATAATTTCCAAATTGATTTTTTCCAAATAATATAAAGAATTTATGTTTATTATATATATTTGATGCCATCTACAGACTATAGCAACGCATTAATATATGAAATCAAATGTAAAAATCCACTCGTAAAATTTTTTGAAATCGGGGGTACAACAAATTTAAAAAATATAAAATACAGATATCGGAAAGCATATATGGACGGAATACATTCTGATTTGAATCATCAAATTACTGCAAACGGAGGATTTGATAATTGGCAAATTGTTGTTTTGGAGCAATATGATGATTGTTCATCAAAAGATGAACTGAATAAACGAGTAGATAAGTGGATAAAGTATAGAATGAACAGTCAAAAAAATCTAGTTTTTATCCACCAAAATCCTCCAACATTGGTGGATCATCCACCGGAAATTAACGCCATACATCCACCGGAGGGGAAAAAAAATGAATGTGTGCATTGTAAAAAGCCATTTACAAGAATTGATTCATTAAAACGTCATTTACGCGGTCGATGCAGCCAAAAGAATGATTCATATAATAAATTACGTAAAGATTATGATGCCTTACAGGAAAGATGCAAACATTTAGAGAATATAATTAGTCAAATAAAAGAAACATTAAAACATGAAAATTGTGTAATATAATTTTGAGATTTTTTTTACACCAAAATACACCAGTTGATAACTGCATATATCGTGATATAAATAATGGAACTATGTGTATAGTTACACGATATATACATAGTTCGGTCTCAAAAAATATTTATATTATGAATAAAATTTTGTAAAAATACTTCATTATAAAACTGGATAAACTAGATAAAACTAGACAAAAACTGGATTTAAAAGCTATAAATCTAGGATTTGTTAGACATCTTATATTTAGAAACTATATAAAAATAATAAATTAATATTATATATGCCACAAACAGACTACAGTAAGACCATAATTTACGAAATAAAATGTAAAAACCCAACTTGTACATACACATATATATCCGCCGCAACATCATTAACAAAGATAAAACATTATTATAAGAAAGCTTATATGGAGCAAAAAAATACCGTTCTCAATCAGCAAATAAATGATAATGGTGGATGGGATAATTGGGAATTTAATGTATTAGAAAATTACTTGAGTTGTTCTTCAAAAGATGACTCGAATAAACGAGTAGTAGAATGGCAGAATCGAAAAAAAACAAAAAATGTTCAAAATAAATCTGTGGAAGCTGGTGTAAAATCCACCAAGATAAATCTAAAAAAATCTTCAAAGAAAACTTTAGAATGTCCCCATTGCATGGAAGCGTTTTCTCGTTCTGATGCGTTGAAACGACATGTGGATGGTCGTTGTAAAGTGGTTCAACAGAGAAACAAAGATATGGAAAATACAATTGCATTACAGCAACAAAAAATAGAGTTGTTAGAAAGTCAAAACAAGCAAATCGAGAATATTCGTTCGTCGGTGACAAACAATATTACGAATCACAACAATATGACAAATAACACAATTATCAACAATGTTTCATACAGAGTTCAATTGGGAAGTGAGACTATTGCTGATTTATTAACGGATAAAGAAAAGAAACAAGTATTGAGTAAGTTACACGGAAGTTTATTGTATTATATTCACAAGGTTCATTTTTCTGGAGAATACCCAGAATATTTGAATGTTGCTCTAACAAATTTGCGTAGTAAATACGCACACAAATATAGTGAAATCGAGCAAAAATTCATTACGGATTTAGCGGATAAAATTTTCTCTGAAATGGTAGACTCGCGGTTCAGTGAAATCTGTGATTTTTATGATGAACGTAAAGCCAAATTGAATCCACGTGCGGATGAACGCTTGAATAATTTCATCGATGGAATGAAAAACAATCCTGAAAAATACAAGAAGGCAATGGATGATGTAATGTTAATGGCATATAATAACCGTGAAAAGGTTGATATGAACAACTGTGTAAATAAACCAGAGTTGGAAGAAGAAATGGATGAGATTGATATGGTTGAAGATGAAGTTCAACTTGCGTAAAAAATTGATTTTAAATAATTTAAAAATTAAAATCAATATAATATATTGTGTTTGATACTATGGTGAAACTTTGTAATGAAAAATACCAACAAACCACTGAAAACTATGATGAGCATTTCAATAGCTTTGGGTTCGAACTGAGTGATTTCCAAAAATATTCTATTGAAAATATTGTTCAAGGTAATCATAGTTTGGTGTGTGTTCCAACTGGTTCAGGTAAAACATTACCGGCGGAGTTCGCGATAAGATATTTCACTGAAAAAGGAAAAAAAGTGATTTATTGTTCACCAATCAAAGCACTTTCAAACCAAAAATTCTACGATTTCCAACAAAAATATCCAAATATTCAAGTGGGATTATTTACTGGTGATATTAAAATAAATCCAAATGCTGATGTGTTGATTATGACAACCGAAATTTTGATGAATACGTTGTTCAAAGGTAGCTCAGAAAGTTCTATTTATTTGTCATTCCAAATCAATATGGAAACTGAATTGGCGTGTGTGGTTTTCGATGAAGTCCATTATATAAATGATCAAGAACGAGGTAAAGTGTGGGAACAGTCAATAATGATGTTGCCGAAACACGTTCAAATGATTATGTTGTCGGCAACGATTGACGCACCTGAACGGTTTGCTCGTTGGATAGAAGATTCTCGTAAAGACGGAAAACAAGTGTCATTGTCGTATAATAGTCATCGTATTGTTCCACTTACGCATTATGGATTTTTGGCGACAACCGAATCTCCCTTTAAAACAATCAAAGATAAAGAAGTGAAAGAAAATATTAGAAGGTCCACAAATAAATTTATAGAATTGCGTAGTGCGAACGGGGCTTTTAATGAGTCCAATTATTATGAAATATCCAAAACAAAGAATGTGTTTGATAAAAATCGTTTGTTTATGAATCGCAAATTTGTATTAAACAAGTTGAGTGAAAAATTGCGTGATGAAGAAATGTTGCCGGCTATTTGTTTCGTGTTTTCACGAAAAGGTGTAGAAAGTTGTGCGAAAGATATTACAACTAATTTGTTGGAATTTGATAGTAAGGTTCCATACACAATGAAACGAGATTGTGATGCGATTATACGTAAATTTACAAATTACCGTGAATATATGGAAATGCCCGAATATAATCAACTGGTATCATTGTTGGAAAAGGGAATCGGTATTCATCATTCGGGTATGTTGCCGGTGTTTCGCGAAATTGTAGAATTAATGATTGGTAAACGAGTTATTAAGTTGTTGTTTGCCACTGAGTCGTTTTCAATAGGGCTTGATTGTCCGATTCGAACGGCCATATTCTCGAATCTCACGAAATATGATAATCGTGGGCAAAGATATGTATATTCTCACGAATATATGCAATGTGCCGGTCGTGCTGGGCGTCGAGGTATAGATGTAGTTGGTCACGTGATACATTGTAATAATTTGTTTGACGTTCCTTCTATTACCGAATACAAGGAGATATTGTGTGGGACACCACAAACCTTATTGTCGAATTTCCGCATATCTTATCAATTAATATTACATTTGCTTCATACGAATCGGGAATTTGGTGAGTTTGTCACAAAGAGTATGATGGGATTAGAATTGGCTGACCAGATTCATGATATAGATGAATCACTGAAAGTCTTTGAAGGAAATATTGCGTCGAAGAAACTGATTCGCACACAAACAAGTAAAGAAGATTTAGAAGAATATATGAGACTCATGACAAATTATGAGTATTTGAATAATAAAAAGAAAAAGGAAGTTGATAGACAAATAAACACAATCAAAGATAATAACCGCAGTTTTCAACGAGATTTGGATGTATATAAAGAAATGAAAAAAGTGGAAAAGGAATATGAACTTGAATTAAGACAAAAGGAGTATTATTGTAATTATGTGGAGAGTCAAATAGAACTTATATGTGAGATTTTACAAGAAGACCATTACATTGAATACGACATAGAAACAGGAAAATACACATTATTGGAAAAAGGAATTATTGCTGCCCACATTTCTGAAATACATAGTTTAATTGGTGCAGAGATGATAACAAAGTGGAATTATTTCGAAGAGTTTACTAGTGAACAAATATTGAATGTGTTGTGTTGTTTCGTGGATATAAAAGTCGAAGATGAATACAAGAAGAATTTCCCGATTTGTGAGGAAGAATATGTGAAATATAGAATTATCGAAATACAAGATATGATTGGTAAATTGGAGCAAAGAGAAATAGAAAAGGATTTAGATTCGGCAATGAGATACGACGAAATACTCCAGTTCAATTTGTTGGATAAAATAATAGTATGGTATCATGCAAATAGTGAAGAAGAATGTAAACAGATTATTCAAGTGAATTTACAACAAGAAACGAATATTAGTGTTGGAGATTTCACAAAAGCCATATTAAAAATAGTCGCGATTGTTCGAGAAATAATATTAGTGTGTGAAAGGAACAATGAATTGATGTGTTTATCGAAAATGGTAAATATTGAACAAAATATCTTGAAATATGTGGCGACGACACAAAGCTTATATGTGTAAAAAATTGATTCTAAAAATAAGATTATTGATAGCAATATAAACATCTAATAATATAATGGAAATTATTGATAATAAGCAAACAGAACAAAACCAAAGTGTTCATAAGTTGCCTGAATGGTATGAAACTGTTCCAGAACAAAATAACACTATAACAATTTCATATTCTGAACCGTTGAAAGATACCGATTCCGATGTGAAAATATATGATGATATTGAAAAATTCATAAATAATAGATATGAAAAAGAAAAAGAGAAATTATCGCCGTATACATTACATGCCCAAATTTCTGGTTATTACTATTATAGAGCCAGAGATTCGATAGTTGAATTTTTCAAAAATGATAATAGACTTGTTTCATATGGAAGTTCCTCGTCGCATATGAGAAGTCATAATTTGTATCGAAGTGATAATGGTATCATATATGTAGTCCATTTGTGGTGTGGAGAAATTTGTGACGCATTTTACTTCTCTAGAAGTGAATTGGAGACGTATTTTGAAGGAGAATATATGGATAGTATGCCAGATTATGACGAGCCCTCTCAAGTGAATGAGCTTGCTTGAAAATATATTGTTATACAATATATATAATAGTATGTATGAAGCATTAATAAAGATAATATCGGAATCGTTATTGGCTTTATATCCAGTATTTGTGAAAAATATTGATTTAGCGTTGGATTTACAGGTATGGAGCCGATTTTTTTCCTACGTGATTGTTTCCGGATTTTTTATTGATTACAATTACGTATACAATCATCTGTTCAGTAAAAATGGATTATTATTGTCAGCTATTACGATTGCTCACGTATATACGTCATATAGAGGGTTTCAGTTGTTGGAAAGTGGATTATCCTACACATTGTTTTATTTGTATCCGATTATGATATTGATGATGTCTGGTCGTAATGTTCATCCAGTTATGCTGGTGACATTATTGGGTGTGTATTTATTGACTACTGGAAATGGAGGTTCGTCATTTGAAATGATGGGTCAACTGGAGGGTATAGTGATGATTTTGTTGGCGGGTTTGACGGAAGCTTTCATATATTTTGTGGTGCGGCGTTTGAAGACGGATAACTCGTGGAATCATTTATTTTTGTCGTATTTTGCGGGTGTCGTTATAATGACATTATTTATGTATGATAAATTGAAGGATGTTTTGTCTGTGAGTCCTACAAATATATTGAATGTGTCTATTGGTATAAATGTGGTGATAGGGTTGTTTGGATATTTGCTCAGATTTTTCGCAATATCTAGATTAGATACAACATTATATTCTATATTGTCGTATGTCGGGGTGGTTATGGCGTATGTGTATGGAATGCTATTTAATGGAGATGTATTGACGTTGAAAAAAGTAATGGGAACATTGTGTGTTATAGTTCCGAATTTATATTTGTCAAAATTTCGCAATATTTAGTATAGATGAATACAACACCAAGAGAAACCGTAAAATGTAATTCAGAATTTTTCGTATATTTATTAGTGAGCGATTCAGGTGCTACTTATATAGGTGCTACTGTAAATTTGGATAGGCGTCTAAGACAACATAATAAAGAAATAACGGGAGGTGCACACGCGACTGGTTCAAAAGTAAATAAAGGTGAGTCATGGGTTCGTGCATGTCACGTGAAGAATTTTCCAGATTGGTCTTCGGCATTACAATTTGAATGGCGTTGGAAACAAATTAGCCGGAAATTATCGCGGGATTTAGTGCCATTAGAGCGTAGATTGATGGCATTAAAGAAGTTGTTGGAATTGGAACGACCGACGTCGAAAGCATTGGCATATAAAGACTGGCCAAATGGGATGCCGGAAGTTGTCCAAGAAATAGATTCGGGATTATTTCTGATATTATAGGAAGCGATAAAGTCAAAAAATTGAACTAAAAAATCATAAATATATTATAGACAAATAATCTGTATGATAATATGATTCGTGAAGGGTTTGAAGATTTATTGGGGAGAATAGATGATGAAGAATATACAGAGTGTAAGCATAATAATTATTATATAGGAAGCTATAATTATGATGTTGAACGAAACATATTATTGATGACTTTGAAAATACCAATATGGATGTTTTTCAAATATGAAAGAAGTATTCTATTACAATATTTGTATTGGAGGTCAATGATTCGCCATAAACCTAAATTAGAAGTGATTAAATTAGAAATAATGGAAGATGGAACATATAATAGTATAATAAAAACCCGTTATTTGAGAATAATTCAACGGAAATGGAGAGCAATTTATAAAAATCGTCAAGAGTTTTTGAAATCGATAAATTTAAAAGAGTTCCGACAACGTGAAATTACTGGTAGGTTTTCAAAAGCATATTATTGATAAGCTCGAAGATTGTTTAGATAGAAAGATCAAAAGTATATCCGTAAACACGATATGTGATAAAAGTTGCTAAAGAAAGGGCAAGACCTCCCCATAGTGTATCAATAATGACGGTTTCAATTCGCCATTTTTTGAATAAGGCAAAGTTGGTAAGTTCAAAGACACCGTAAATGGCTAAACCCAAAATGGCGGCATCAAAAGGAGATTTTTGAGGTCTCAAGATGAAATAATAGAAAGCAAACATAATAAATACATAACAGGCGTTTGCGGCGTAATAATTGGGTGTTAGTTTTACACGTTGGACGTCGATGATTTGGTTTTGAAAGTAGTTGCTAATGAGTGAAATGTAGATAAGGTCTAACACTAGGTAAGTGACTAAGGCAAATACGATAGCAGATGGACGCATTGTAATAATGGATATATAATTACAATACATAAAAAGATAGAACATACATAATTGTGTATGAAATTATGGTGGAGAAGTGGTAAAGAAATCAGTGGGAATGGTGGTGGGTTCAATGGTAGTTTTGGTGGCCATTGTCAATATTTTATCGCTGAATTCCCATTCTCCATTTTTGAAATATCTAGCGGTCATAATTGCGAGTGGACATAAGAATATAATCCATGTGGTAAGGGTATATCCGAGGTTACATAAAATGACTAAACTAATTCCCCAACAAATAATGAATATGTTGGCCTTGAAGAAATCGGGATATGGTGTTCCTTGGAAAAACTCTCGTAAGAAGCTCGCGATAAAAAGCAACACGAATAAAATGACGGGGATACAAATATTAAACAACAACATTTGTATGTGTTCTATGCGATATAATGACAAAAAATTACAATAAATCTGTTTTGACAATAGGTGACGTTGTGGGAGTAGGTTTATAATAAGTATTGTATTTTTGTATGAAGTTGCGTGTATAGTCGGGTGTGTTTGCTAAAACATTCATTGGAGAGTCATATGTAGTAGATAAGAGAATATTATGTTGTTGTTCACCGGAAAATTTCATAGAATAGAACCAATATGGTGGTATGTAGAGGGTATATCCGGAATATACTTCAAAATCGAGGAATTGAATATTTGTGTTTGAAATATCAAATGTGTTCAATGGTGACCAAAATTCCATATTTTCATAGTCCATAACACAATCAAGTTGTTTGATGTATTTGTATGGAAGCATTTTGATTTTGATGGAGCCATTTAATACAGTAATGAAACGTCTATAGTCTTTATGAAATTTGAGTGGAGTGATGGTATTGTATGAGCCCATGACGAAATCATACTTGGGACTAAATGTAAAGTCGGGTTTCAAATAAGGATTGATGTCTTCCAACAAAGATAATTGTGAGATAAATTCATGATTGTTTTCAGTGAAAAACTGTTTGGTTTCATCGGTTTGAATGAGTTGTAAGAAACTATTCAGTGAAATTTTCACAGAGTCGACACTGGTTGGAGTGGGAGTTTTCCAATAGTCATCAATATCTTTGACGTTGATTTCATTTTCAGACAAAGACAAGAATGATGACATAGAAATGTCTTTGAAAATATCGTTGGAAAATTGGAATAATACTGGTTGTTTTAAATCGCAAATTTCTTGGAGATGTTTATTAGAGATATATTCATATTCATAGATTTCCATTATAGAGCTGGTTTTATAATGTTGGAATATGTGAATGTAAAGAAATAATATCAATATAAATACTAGTATTGTGAATACAATTTCCATTATGAATATATTTAATAGAAAAGATACTATATATTTTTTATATACGAAAAATATATAAAATGATTAAAAAAATAGATGAAATTTTTTTGAAACATCCACGAGAGAAGAATGTATCATATTTCCAGCATTTATGTGTATCGATGTCATTGAGTGTTTATTTTTTCACAGCTTCGATACAAGCATTTATTCATGCTTTGGTGCCTTGTTATTTTGAAACTTCGTCGTCTGATACTATACATATTCTTGATGACTATATGAAAAACACTTATAAGGAAGAATAAAAAATATATATAGAAATATATATGTTATGAATGATAATAAAAAACGAATATGTGTATGTTTTTTTGGAGTGATTGGTCGGTCGATAAGGTTTACATATGAGAAAATGGTTGAACGAATGATAGAGCCGTTAGAGTTAGTGTATGATGTGGATGTGTATGTATTTAATTTAGATGTAGGCACGACGATTGTAGACGGTAGATCAGTAAATGCGATGAATTACAACATAATAAAAATGACATATTATGAAGAATATAAACAAGATGAACTGGATGATGAATTGGATATACTTTATCAAAATGGTATTATGAAAATGCGTCGTGATTACACGGCGATTAGCATCCGAAATGCTGTTCGTCAAATGTATTCTGAATGTCGCGTGGGTCGTTTTTTGGAAAATAACAAGGATAAATATTCAGCGGCGGTAATATGTGGACCAGATTATTATTTGTTGAATACAATTAATATGTATGATGTACAGCGTTGTATGAGTGAACTGGATATAGTATATACCACAGATGTCAATGATGGTGATGGATATACAAATGGATTTTATATAGGACATTTGGACCCATTGATAAAGGTGTTAAAACGATATGAAATTATAGAAGACTTAATGCCGACAACGCGAGATTATGAATATTTACTGAAGAGAACATTTGAAATTTATGGTATAAGCCGAAAATTGACTGACATGTTGTTTGTGAAAATTCGTAATAATGATACCATAAGAAGACAAGGGAAAATGAGATATGCTAAATATAGGTATTTACTTAGTGAAATTCAGTTGAAAAATAGAGTTGATGGAAGGAAAAAACCAATTTACCCTGATTTGGGTAATGACGCAAGGGAACGACTAGAAATGAATTATGAAATGAATGAATACAATGCTTCATTGCCTCCACCTCCACCTCCGCCACCACCTCATCAATATCAATATATTGAAGTGCAGCCTGTTCGTCGAAAGCAAATACAGCCTCCGCGTCATCGGCGTCCTGTAAATTACGTTGAAGAAATAACGGATGCGGACTTCTTTTATACAGATTCATCAGTGAAAAATAAAAATAGTAAAGTGACTGAATGCGATGATATTCGTAAAAATAGAGGTTGTAGTTTAATGGGTTCTTCTGGTAATGCAGAAAGAAATACGAATACAGTTAGAACTACTAAACAAAATCCGCCTCGTTCAATTCAACCGCCACCACCACCACCACCGCGTAGAACACCAGCACAAAGTTCTTTTAATACCTTAGCACCAAAACAACCAGTAAACATTCAACCATTACAAAGTAGTAATCGTGTAAAACGCAAACAACACCCTCAGAAGATAAATAATGCTATACGTCAGAATTCTATTCGTTCTCAATTGAGAATGATGAAGATTACGACGCTGTAATTATTTGATATACGCTATTTCTTTCACATATTTTATTATCCAATTGTGTTGGAGATGAGAGTGTTTTTGTGTGTAATTGATTCTTTCTTGTGCGTTAATGTAGAAACATACGTCATAAATTTTTTCATCTATTCTTATCAAATAGTAGCATACAACAAAAATGGATATAGGTGGATAGGTAATATTATATTGTAGGAGTAATAATTGTGGGTCGTCTAAAAAATTTTCAATGTTGTAAATTTGATATTTATGTAGTTCGGGTATGTCCATCGTATCATCAACCAATATTGAACGGTGTTGTAATACAAAATTTTTGTATATGGTATAATATAGTTGCTTTTGTTGATAGCCATTGTCCAGCCAAGGGAAAAAAGGATATAAACAATAACATCCTTCATAATTTTTATAATACTCCAAGTCAATAATAATGGGTGTATTTAATAATAATTCGCAATCGTTATGTATCATTGTTGCGAGTGGAATATTTGATAATTCCATGTATAGTATTCACTATATATAATTATATATAGTAATTTCTAAATCTTAATCGTCATTCATTTTTGGAGCTAAATAAAAGTGGATGTATGAATCATCTCCTAAATCATATTCGATTTTCAACGGGAAATTGTCACACAAATGGATTGCTATTTCTTTTGAAATTTTTTGGTAACTACAAATATTATGTAAATAATGAAGAGAGAACGACAAGTTCAATGACTCGTCTTCAACAATAGAGAATTCGGTCAAATCGTCGTTTTTGATTTGAACAGACATTTTTCCGTTATCAGCACTGTGGGAATACAACGTGATATTTTCCTCTGAACAAGCGATTTCAAGTGTTTCTCCAAACATTTTGAGTTGGTTAATCAAAGAAGCAAATATCGATGAGTTTAATGAGAATTCGGCACTGTATTCAATCTCCGGTATTTGTAGTGTTTCTTCGTCCATATCTACAAGTGGCATTTCAAAACTTTTGTCGAAAATGGTTTTCGTTTTATTAGTCGTCGAAAAGTCCACATACAAATGGTCTTTTTTGGAATTTTCATACGTGAATTTGATATGTTGTTCCTTGTCGCGAGCATTGAGTATTTTAGAAGCAATATTACTCGAAATACCCAGAACTACACCTTCTTCTAATTCACATTTGTATTCATCGAACCAGTCTGCAGGTATATTTAATTCAAACACAGAAACACGTGCGTTGTCCATTGTTTGCATATTAAGACCATCTTTGGAGAATTGAATATTCACGTTATCTACGAAAGTTCGTAAATTTTGAAAAATTCCCGAGAAGATTTCGGCTTTTGATAGAGTGTTAATAGTAAATTCCATATTGTAATGCTGACAATAAATATTTATATTGTTTCTATTTGTATGATAATCAAATCAATTTTTCATACAAATCATATTTTTATTTTCTGAATTCAATTTTATTAACTATTGTAGGGTCAATAAATGGCTTCAAAAAACGTTGAATAGTATCAATCATAGATGGTGTATTAAGTGTAGTCATTTTCGTCATTATTTGTGCGTAGTTTGTAGATGCGTTATTGCACCGGTCGCTGAACATTTTGATAACTGTTTGATAACGCTGGGCTGCCGACATTGAAAACGATTTCAAATTCACTTGAACTTCATAAGTGCCATATTGTTGAATAGCTTCACTGTATTTCAACAGTATATACTCAATACAAGAGTTGTATATTTCTTCACACATAAAGGTTTTCAATATTGGATAGTCAATGTATACAATATTGGTGTTTTCAATGATATAAATACTTTTGCTAAATAAAGTATTGATATCGATTGTTTGTGTGATAGATTTTGCTAAATCTTGTTTTTGTGAATTTTTGAAAAAGGCATTCTTTTTATTTTGTGAATAATAATTTTGTTGGAGACTCGCAATTTGTTGTTCAATAGATTCCATACAATTATATACACTGTTATATAATTATATACTTTCATTTTTTATTTATTTGGTTTTTCTATTTTAATATTTTCTCTTCTATTGTCGTTTGGAGTCAAAGTATTGATTCCATCTTTTGATTTTGTAATATGTTCCAATAAACTCTTATTTACTTCCATTGTATATGTTTGAAGTTTATAAACAACTTCTTTCAAGTCATTTACTTCTGATGCCAACAAGTTGAATCTATCGTCTAATTCTATGGCGAGGTTCGAATCACTCCCTCCTCCTCCACCTTCGTTCATAAATTTTTCTAGTTTTACTAATCTTGTATCAACCAAGGAAATTACTTGCGGAAGCGTCAATCCTTGTTGTGGTGTTGTTGCGTTTGGCATCATCGTATTTGAGGGCACTTGAGATTGTTGTGATAAAGGATTTGTTTCTTGGAAGGAAACACCAGCTCTTCTCTGTTTAGCTGATCCTAAAGCTCTGCTCATAATATAAATAGTTATTATTTATATTTTCAAAAATAATTACGCAATCATCGTCATATAAAGTGAAAAATAAAATTCATAGATTTTAATCCACGAAATATCTTCTAAAGTATATTCTTCGATGTTGTTTTTTCTGTATTTTAAGTTTTGAGAACCATCATAAATATAACATTAAAAAATAATTAAATACAACATTCCATAATTATTATAATATGTTGAAATACGCTATAAATATCAACAAATACAAAGAACGGAATACAGACAATGAGTATCACGAAGAATACCAGTATCTGAATTTGCTAAAAGATTTAATGGAACATGGCACTCTTGAAGAAGGTAGAAATGGTAAAACTAAGAGAGGAGTAGGTGCCGCTATGCACTTTTCATTAGAAGGTGGTAAAATCCCTGTATTTACTACTAAAAAGACTGCTGTTAAAACTGGCATTCGTGAATTGTTATGGTTTATTAAAGGACAAACAGATAATAAAATTCTTACTGACCAAGGAGTTGGAATATGGAAAGGAAATACTACAAAAGAATTTTTAGAAAAATGTGGATTAGATTATGAACCGGGGCGTTCGATTGGACCTATGTATGGATATCAAGCAAGATTTTATAACGCACCATATACGGGTTGCGAAACGGATTATACAGGACAAGGAATTGACCAACTACAAAAAGTCATTGATGACCTTAAAAATCCTGAAACAAGAAACTCGAGACGACATGTGGTAAGTGTATGGAATCCAGAGCAATTAGAACAGGGGGTTCTAAATCCTTGTCATATTTTATATCAATTCTTTGTAACAGAAGAAAAGAAATTAAGTTGTATTCTTTACCAAAGAAGCTGTGACGAAATATGTGGAATTCCAATAAATATTTTATCATACTCAATATTAACATGCATAGTTGCCAAAATATGTGATTTAGAACCACATGAATTCATACACTACGGTGGCGATTGTCACATCTATGACGACCACTTTGAACAAGTAACAGAGCAAATTTCAAGAACTCCATACCCATTTCCTACACTAGAAATTTTAAACAAGAGAGAAAATATTAATGATTATGTAATTGAAGACTTTAAAATTCATGATTATCAGCATCATCCTGTAATAAAAGTGGCAATGAGGGCTTAATTTCATCCTCTATAATATCGGCAAACTTGTAATTATCAAAGATATGAAATTTATTATGTAGTCAAATATACAAAATATAATTTTATATATTTTTAAATATTTGATTATAATATAGTGTTTGAAAATGGATTTACAAAGTATTACAGAACCACCTAAGAAAACTTTCTTTAACCATGTGTTTTCAGGAACAGATGAAGGAAAGGCCGAGATTCTCAATGTTCTTCAATATGTATTATTAGCAATCATTCCTGTTATTCTTCTAAACAAGTCTATTCAAAGATTCGTTCCTGAAGCCGATTCTGAAAAGTCTTCTTTGGAAATTTTAGCTGAAATCTTCATACAAATCTTGATTATGTTTTGTGGTATTATTTTGATTCACAGAATTATTACATATATTCCAACATACAGTGGATTCAAATATGAGGCATTGAACCTTACAAATGTAATTTTAGCATTTTTGATCATCGTGTTGAGCATTCAAACAAAATTAGGTATTAAGGTAAATATCATCGTTGACCGCATTAATGAACTCTGGAATGGAGCACAAGTAGACCAAAAAAAGAAGAAACAAGGAGGTGCCAGACACAGTCCTAGTCGTGCTGATGTGTTGGATGATAGTTCTTTACAAACTGATATGTTCCCTCCTGCTCCTGTGTCGAGCACAAAACAACCAGCAACAGCACATGATATGATATCAAACATCACACAAGGTCCACAGAACAGTGGTGATATGGGTTCTTACATGGGACCTATGGCTGCTAATGGTGTATTGGGCGGAGCGTTCGGTGCTGCGTTTTAGACGATTTTATAATTGTCATACATGTTGGACTCTGATACGCATTGTTTATTGATTTTGGATTTGATAGTTTTTTGATTTTCGAAATATATCATTCTTTTATGAGTGAGTGATTTAACAGGCACATCATATTCAATGTCAATGATGGCAATTTCGTAGTCATCATAGTCATCTAAAAATGCCATATCATTACAGCATAAATTTCCCATATTGCTTTAGTAAGTATTGTTATTGAGTATTTATATAATTACCTAAATTATATAAATTTTGTTTCGATTTTATGAAAAATGTATAATAGTAGATTCAACTCATATGTGTAGCGAAGTCCATAGATTGAACCATTTCCAATTTTCTGATAGTTCTTTCGAAATTTTCGGCTTGGTCCAAATTTCTGAATAAGTAATCTGTTCCGGGGGTTTCTTCGTTCTTTTTAATTTGTTTGTATATTTCATTGATTTTCTCTGTTATCATTTGTATTTTCGCTTTTTGTGTCGTGATTTCAACATTGAAAGGCACTTGTTCGGTCAATAATGAAATAGCAAAATAGAATAAATAACGGCGTTTCTTACAACATCCAGTAGTATATTTAATTGAAAACAGTGTTAATATGGCATTCATCATTTTAAGAAGAAGTTGATTATTCAAGGATTCACATTGTAATACCAAGGCTTCCCATATCATCCAAATGATATCTTTTTGATATTTGTTCTCTACATCTTTACTTTCTTTACGACGTTCACAATAAATGGGTTCTTTTCGTTTCTTACATATTACATCGAATTCTATAATCCATTCTACCCAATAACATGCGTGTAACATATTTTTCCCATCAGATGAAATATTGTAGACAAACTCATTAATGGGAATATATAATTCTTTTGGGTCTTCTTTTCTGAAAAGAGGTTCCATATATTTTATAGAAGGTGCTTTCAATCTTTCTGTCATTTGTGTGATGTCAAATTCTTCTACACGATTGATTTTAATAGACTCGAAACTATGTTTTCTGTTGGAAAATGTCAGTGTAGCAATGACTTCCGCAAATATATTTCGTATATTTGGATTGTTTCGCAATTGAAGTTCAGACGTATAATGACCTTGCTTCATAATATTTCTGAATACTTGGTATCGCATTTCTAAATATATAACGATTTTTGGATTTCCTAAATGAATGTGTTTTCCTACATAATATAAGATGGCTTCCCACAAATCCATGTAGTGACCAGCACATACAAGTTCTGCTGCCCAATAACAAGCGGGTTCATATTTACCTTTCATCATATTTTGTATGAGTTGTTCTCGCACTTCGGTTTTTTTGAATTTGGAAAAACTGAACCCTTTGAATTGACCAGCGTCCCTTATATCATTTATTTCATGATTATTCATACAAGTTTATCCATAATAGAGAAAATATATATCGGGTTTCAACTCAAAGGTTATTAGGGTCCACAATCATAATGTTTCCATTGGTTTTTATGGAATCCAAATATTTGTGCATGAAAACATTACAATCCCATTTATACTCGTTGTATACAACAAGGCCATCAATGGAACCATATATATCTTCTGTCTCATTGAAAGCATAATTAATGTATTTTGGATTATACATATCACATTGTAATACACTAATACAAGGTCTTTTCAGTTTTTCACATATATGTTCCGCTACAGAATATGTATGGGTTCTTTCGTGATTTTTTGGTATTTGTTCAATTACACATATGTTGGAACCATGAGATGCTAGTTTTTCAATAGCCTTATAATTATTACCTTTGTGACATAATATTAATGTGTTTGATATTTCCGTAGAAATATGACTTGTCACACGTGTTGAAATACGGGGCGACATTTTCATCAATTGATTCATTTTTAGTCTTTGAAACATATTACAGAAATACAATCCTTTAATATGTATGAAAACCAAGCTTTATTTCATTTTGATAAATATTATCGTTCTGCTAAATACATGTCTTGTCCAATACGAATGATTTTATATTCAAATGTAGATTTAATATAATCGAATAGTTCTTGCTTTAATTCTTGAACAGGTAGATTCGGCTTATTGTCGTCCCAAGATTCAAACAAAATCTTCGGATAATCATTTGCTACAATTGTTTGAATAGCACCTTCCAATACTTGCTTCTCGTGACCTTCCACGTCCATTTTTATGAAATTGATATTTTCCAATTGAAAATCATCCAATGGTTTACAAGGAACTAATATGGATGGCACTTCATTAACTGTGTCATAATCAAATTTAGAAATTCCATTCCCACCACCGTCTTTTGGGTCACGAATGTAATATGGCACGGAGTTATTCGTGTTTGATAACGCACAATTAAATTTCGAAATGCT